TGATGCCATTATTAGTATTAATTATATCTGCTAATTGTTGTCTTGAATCTAACAATTCTCTTCTTAATGAAGTAATCTCTTCAGTTAATGCTGTAATTTCCTCATTCTGAGCTACATATCCAATATATTCTGTACTTCTTTGAATAAGAGTTTCATGAGAATTTACTCCAGTTTCTGGGATATCAAAAAATAAAGTTTCGTAGTTTTGAAAAAACTCAGCTACTGTAATAGTAGGGGTTTCCACCACTGTTTGAGGGGGAACTAATTGAGTAAAAGCAGTATTAATAGTTTGTTCATACTGTCTTTTTTCAAAAACTTCTTTATTTAAACTTACTTTTCTTTCCATTACCCATTAACTATTTTGAAATAGTATTCATCATCATAAATTGTAGTACTACCTGCTGCGGTTACTTTAACTAAAATTTTATAATATCTTTCAGGTTCAAACCCATTCATATATAAATCAAAATAACTTGAAGTAGTATCAGCACTTATTTTAGTATGGTTATCATCAAATCCTACAACGTATTCATTTGTATCTAAATCTTTTACAGCATACCAAGCTGAACCTGATGGGAGGTAATGTTGAACAGTATATAAAGAACCAGTTTGATATACACGAGGTGGATACTTTTGTCTTACATTTAATCTAAATCTATTTAAGCTTTGAGAATAGAATATACCTGGGTTTTCGGCTAATGAAATGTAAAGATTTTGTTGATCTAGTACTTCAATACCTGAAGAACCTGTAACCCAGGATGAATCATCCCATCTAAATTCTAAACATGGAGGATAAATAGTATTAGTATCAACACTGTAATATTGCATTACAGGTTGTACCATTTTACTTGTATTAAATTCAGCGTTATCTTCCCACTTTAAAATAAATCCTTGGTTTGGGATAGCAGAACTAGAATACCAAGCTTGGAAAATAGTATCAACATTAACATTTAAATCTTTATCACTTCTTGGACCAAATGAAGCAGTAACAAGCATACTATCCGTACCATTTGAGGATGTAAACCAGGCTCCACCACCAACTGAAGCGTATGAAGTATTAAATGATCCTGTTACATATTGTCTAGTACCAATAGGCCAAGCATTACTATTAGCAAAAAATGGAGATTCCCAACAGGCACCATCTGTGGTTAAAGGTTGATCTAAATACGTACCAGTACCTTGGTTCCAGTTTATAGTATCATCTAAAGCTACGGCTACAGGCCAGATTTCTAAAATAGAAGATTCTACTATACCTTGAGCAGTAGCAATAAATGATCTTAAGTAAGTACTATAATTAGTACTACCTATTGTATTAGTAATTACATCATTAATTTCATCTTCATCAAACTTAATAAGTGTTCTTGCTACTGAAGGTTGAGAGTCAATAGCAAAATTTAAGTTAGAGATTTGATTAATAGGATCAATCCCTGTATTCATTGTAGGGAACATCGAATACAAGGTTGTATCTTTATATGGGAAAATTTTATATACTGCCATAATATTATCTAAATGGGTCTCTAGCTCTTGCTATTAATTCAGGGGATTGTAAACTATCTACGTATGTATTTTTTGGGGTAAAAGGATGAGTAGTTGTTTTAGAAACAACTTCAGCTCCTACTGTAGTAGTATAAGGGATATTAATGGGTCCTCCAAATGGGTTTGGGTTTTCTAAATCAAAATTAGTAGCATCAAATGAATTTAATAATTGAGAATCTGTTAAAGTTTTATCTATTACAGATAAACCTTGTACAGGATCATTTTGAGGATAATATGCTAATTTCCAACTAGCTGAATTGTATTTGTCTAGGATTCCCATAATATTATAATGTTACTACTTTTCCTTTAATATCAGTTGTAGGGTATTTTACTTCAAAAATCATAGGATCTAATGAAGGGTAAACTACCTGGTTTAGGGTAGCTCCTGTAATATCGTAAGCATATTGAGAATATCCTAGAGCTGTTCCTACCTTATTAGTTATATTTACATTTGAAACTGTTTGAACCCCTTGAACTGCATCTAATAATAAGAAAATCTGTTTAATTAAAATAGGTTCATTAATCTGCCAATTATCTAAGCTAAAATATGCTTGGAGTTCTAATAAACATTTTCTAAGAACTTCATTACTATTAAAGTTAGGTCTTACTGAGATTTCAAAATCAACACCAATATTAACTATAAAAGCGTTTTTAATGTTAATAGAATCTCCAATTATTCTATATTGTGATAAGTAAGTTTGGAGATTTTGTTTTAAAGCTGTACTAGCATTGGCTAAATGATTATCAGCATCAATACTTAAAACATATAAATCTAGGGTTGAAGGAATCTCCCCAGGCATAACATTATCTAATTTTGTTTTTTCAATGTATGCCTTAGAAACAACACCATATTTAGCAGGCATAGAAAGTGCTCTTACTAAATAATCATCTTGAGTTACACTACGAAGCTGGGTTGAGAAATTTGAAATTGAATTTTGTCTAATTTCTTCGTTTGTATCACCATCACTACCTCCAGTTGCAGCTGAAGGGTTTACTACTTGTAATGTATTAAATATTGTATTGGCTGTGGATTGTACTAAATTTGAAACTTGGAAATTTACAGCACTATTAGATAATGTAGTTAAATCTCCAGCAGGAACGTTTGCTGTAGCACCACCACCTGTTAAATATCTAACTGTTAAAGTTGTATTTGAAGGTGCAATACCATAAGTATTGGTAAATATAAAGTTTTGTGGTGAGTAAGCAGCTGTTAATTTATCTTTTTCGAATGGTAAACCTAAACCAACATTATCAGCATTAGGTGTTACTTCTTCATTTACATCTGAGGTAGTACCAGCTCCAAATTGGATTTGTAATGTTGTAGTATTATTAAAACGAGTAGTAAATCTTCTAGCTACTTGTTTTAATTTTAACAAATAAGGAGCATCAATATCAGTATAGGTATTAGGATCATTTGGATTAGTATTCTTAAGAGAATCATATACCATTTCTTGACCTAAATAAGGTACCTCATACCAAATATTACCATCAGAATCAGTAATATCTAATATACCAATAATGTTATTAGCTGTAATAGTTCTAGTAGCAAATTCCTCTGGGGTTGTAAAGCTAAATTGAGTTGTATTAATAGCAGCTGAAATTGCTTTTCTGGTTTTCTTTAAAAGGAAAGTATTAACTGTTGCTCCACTTTGTTCATATATAGAAACAATAGTAGGATCTAAAGAAGATGAAGTATCAAAGTCTACTGGGTCTTCAACTAGGAATTTGGTAGAAGAATTAGATTGAGCAGTAATTTGAGAATTTTCTCCGATTAGTAAAGCATAATCATAATCTGGGATATACCCACCAGCACCATCACTTTTAGCAGGAACTTGTTGGTAAAAATCTACATCAACTGTAGCTACACCTGTTACTTTAGGGCGATACCCCATCATGTAAGCTAAATCAAATAAATTTTTAGCTTCACGAGCATATTGTAAGAAGGTTTCTTGGAATTGGTTATCTTGATAGAATGAGAGAACATCACCAACATATGATGATAATTCCATAAACATCATACCTGGTGAGGTAGCTGTGAAGTCATTATATGTAGTAGGGAAATAAGTTTTAGAATAATTAATTAAATTCTGTCTTAAACTATTAAAGTCCCTATTAATATACTTTATGTCTCTATTTACTGCCATTAGTTAAATGTTATGTTTAAAGTATCACTTATATTAGTATTTTTTACACTATACTTTAAAACTACGTTAATAGTATTATAGTCTTCTTGGGCACTTATTTCTAAACTATCCACTATTACATTAGGGAAATACGTTTTTAATTGAGCTTGGATGTCTTCTTCTAAAAAGTCTAATGTATTATCTGTAATTTGCTCAAATAGAAATTGTCTTAAATTCCCACCAAAATCAGGATTTAAAGGTCTTTCACCTTTATTAGTTAAAAACCAATTAACTAAATTTGATTTTAAAGCATCTTGTGTTGTGTATGTAATATTAAAACAAGATTTACCATTAAAAGGTAAACCCACACCAACACCTACACTAGGTTGGAAATCAAGAGGTGATATTAATTGAGCATTATAAGCCATTATTTACTATTCATTAAACCCATAATTTGGTCTAAACCTACATTTCCCCCAGGTAATGCTGAACCTTCAGCAGCTGTTGAACCACCCGCAGGTCTAAATGTGCCTACATCATTTGTTGTTAAAGTCATGTTACCATTTCCAGTTTGCATTTGAGATAACATTTGTTGTCTAAATGCTTTTTGAACTTCGGGGTTTGGTGCAGTTTTAGTTTCCGTAATTGTAGATTTAGGTGACTTAACTGCTTCAAGAAGGATATCTTTTAATTCTTCTTGGATAGCAGCCCTAACTTCTTCTCTAATTATTTGTCTTAATTCTGTTAATTTCATGGTTATAAATATTAGTTTTAATAGGCTTTTAAATTATCTCTATCAATAATAAATTTAATTTCTTCAATTAATACGTTTGGATCCGAAGCAAATGAATATTCAGTTGCTATTAATATAATTCCAGAGTTGTTTTTTCCTACTGCTCTATTTTGATTTACAGTATCACTATATTTTTTAGTTTCAATTTCTAATCTAAACCCTTTATATAAATTACCAGCATCACTATTATTAGCTTGAGTTTGGACTAAATAAGTAGTTAATAAAGCATCTGAAGGTGGGGTTAAATCTGTGTTAGGGCTACAAAATGCAATTATAGGGTCTATATTACCTACTAATAAGAGGATTTTAATAAAAGCATTATTAGCTTGGTTTAAAGGTATAGTAAAATTATTAGCTACAGATTCAAGTTTAGGAATTCTAGGTTCTCCTAATTTAGAAAATGTAATTTTATTTATTATCTTTTCAGATTGATATTGAACTTTATCTGCTATATTATATACTGTTACATTTGGGGCTAATCGTTTAGTAATTTCAGCAATACCGGCTGTAATAGTTAAAGCATCTATAGTGTTAATAGCACCATTTGCTAAATCAGTACTTATATTAACTCCTTGTTTTAGGTTGTCCAATTTATTTTGTTGGGAATTTAAAAATTCTATAATACCATTTCTCTGGTTGATAATATTATTTAATACCTCAGGGGATGGACATATTTTAGCTTTTAATTCTTCAATTTTTGTTGGGTCAGTTAATTGATTTAATTCTGTAATTTGTTCTTCTACTCCTAATTCTTCAAATGCTTGTCTTTTTTTTTCTTCAAATGTATCTAAAGCTGCTTGTTCTATTATATCGAATAAAGAAGGTAAACATCTTGATAAAGCAGTTTTAAGTATAGCATTAGCTAAAATACCAAAATATTGTGCTCCTTTAGGTTTATAGGCTTCAGGTATTGCTTCTTTAATTCCTTCAACATCTT